TTATATGCAATCAATAGTAAATGCAATAGTAGGAAATTTATCAAGTTCAAGATTCAAAAATCTTGCAGAATCCGAAAAAGAAAAAATTATTAAAGCAATGAGTACAGAAAAAGTTTCAAGTACAGTAGGTGATGAAATTTTTGATTATTATTTTACTAACAATAAAGATTCAGTAAGTAATTGTATGAAAAAACATATTTACAATGTAGGAGAAGATTGTTATGAACCCCGTATGAATAGTATGTTTGAAATTGTTCCTAATTTTATTATAGATCCTAATAAACAATTTTTAAAAAATATTACATTTGATGATTATATTAAAAATGCAGACGAATATGATAAAGCATTCAAAAATTTTATTCCTTCAAAAATTAAAGAATATTTTTTTAAAAATGGAAAATTAAATTTATATATTACTCTTACTACAGATGGAATAATGGTAGTACCAGGGACATTACCACGGTTTACTGAAAAGATTAAACTTATCGATCAAGATAAGGAAAAGAAAAAACAAGAACTCCAAAAATGCCGAAATGGGTGGAAGAATTTAGGATTACAAAATTTACTTTCACAAGAGAAACATCCAGAAGCGAAACTGGAGAGCTCAAGGCTTGGTGGTGTACTTATTTTTGCATTGACAACTTATGGATGTAGATTGGGGACATATAACCTAGAGGAAATATATAATGAAATAAGTGATTATATAAAACCGGTAGGTATAGAAGATTTTACAACTTATAAAATTTTTTTATATTATATAGCAACAATACTTTACAAACTCTCTTTGGAAAATGCAATTAATATATCTAAGCGTGTATTTAAACAAGACAAAACAGATGAACAACATAAAGCAGACACAAAAAAAGCAAGGGAAGAAGCAATAGAACTTTTTAAATTAGTAGTAGAATAAACTATTCAAAAATAACTTTTTAGAATACTCCTCGAGTGTATTTTACAAAGTTTTTTTCTTTCTTTTAAGTAGTATGAAAGGAGCATTAATGCAATTAATATCAATAGGGCATCCCGATATATATCTTACAGGGACTCCTCAAATAACATTTTGGAAATCAGTCTATAGAAGACATACTAATTTTGCAATTGAATCAAGACCTCTTCCAGTTATAGGTGGAAAAGTTGAATTTGGAAAAAAATATGAATTTGGAATAGCCCGTCAAGCAGACTTGTTGAGTAATATGTACTTAGTTGCAACTTTACCAGCTTTAGATATTCAAGGTAGCAATCAAAACGGCTCAGGTAGTAAGAAAAAAATACTTTTAAAATGGTCTGAGAAGTTTTCTAACAGTGTTACCGTAGCTGACAATAGTCCTGCGATATCTTATGTGTTTTCATCAGGTCAAGAAGCAGAAATTAAATTTAATACAGTAAATACTAACAATGCTACTGATATTGTCACTGTAACCTTAGAAACTGTCCCGTCTAATAAAACCAATACTCTTTCTTATGGTAGAACAACAACTACAGGGGCTTTAGACAGTTTACTAACTTCAGGTACTTATGTTTTTATAAAGGGTAACGATAATACAACTGCAAGTGGTATTATTACTACAGCATTCAGTTACGATACATCAACTTTCCAATTTTTAAAACAAAGTGGAGATATTACTGATAACCAAATAGGAACCATTAAGATGACTAATGACACAACAGGAACTTTTGACAACACAAAACATACCATAAAATGGTTTTATACAATAACTATTCAAAACAGTGATTATACTTCACAAGTTGATCCCGGGGACCTTATTAATATTGAAAATGCAGCTAATAATACATTTGTCAATAAATATTTATTAGTGAACAGCATAAAATTAGTCGGAGATAATACAATCATAAAAGGTCATACTAACGAAATGATATTAGGTAATGACTTAGACATTGTAGCAGCTAATAATTTCAAATTAGTATTTGGTCAATTTTCAGGAAGTGATGTTAATGCAGCTTGGACTGAAAGAATAGGTTATGCTTTAATTGAAGATATATCTTTGAAAATTTCACAAAATGTAATCGATAAACAATATGGAACTTGGATGGATATTTGGAGTGAATTATCATGTCCTAAAAATAAGAAAAAAAGTTTAGATAGAATGGTAGGTGGAAAAAATAGATTACAGCTCATTAACAACGCTATAGAGGGAAGAATCCTATATATACCCTTGCAATTTTGGTTTTGCACTAATCCTGGTCTTGCATTTCCATTAATTGCATTAGGATTAGAAAAAATGAAAATGGATATAAATATAAGAAGATTCGACAGTCTTGTAATACCAGTTAATAATACTACTGGAAAAAGATACAAGGGAATAACAAGTTTTAGTCCAGAAGTTCCAGAATTACTTTCATGTGCTCTTTTTGTGGATTATGTGTATTTAGACAAGGAAGAAAGAAAATTATTTGTTAATGGAAAACAAGAATATCTAATAGAACAATTACAAAGTATTCAAGACATAACTGGAGGGTATATTAAGAATAGTAGTAGTACTATTTATCAAGAATTAAAATTTCACCATCCTGTTAAAGAACTTATTTGGATTTTTCAAGATAAAAATTATGCTACTAAAAGTGGAAATATATTAGACAACAATGGCAATATTATAGGAAGAGCTAATTCTTGGTTTAAGTATAACCATAATCCTTCGGAAACTTTAGCCCAAGCTGGTGATTGTACATCAGGAAGTAATGGAACTAAGTGGAATGGTGTTTACAATGATTTTTTATCAAGAGGGAAAGATAATGACATTTTCATTCATGGAGAAGAAAGAGTGTTAGCTAGGGGTGGGAAATATTTTTCTTTAGTACAACCTTATCAACATCATAGAAATTCTCCAGATAATGGTATTTATCTTTACAGTTTTGCATTGAGACCAGAAGATTACCAACCAAGTGGTACTTTAAATTTTTCAAGATTAGATAATTTCAAACTGAGGTACAAATTTGAGCCTAGAGATAGTGGTATTTTACTTAACAAAAGTTTAAATTTAAGTGTTTATGCTAAAAATTACAATGTATTAGCTTTTGAAAATGGTAAAGCAGGTATTTTATTTTCAAATTAATTGAATACGTAGATTTCTTCAAAAATTTTTTCTTTGTATTTATTATATAATATGGGTGGTGGTTTAATGCAATTAGTAGCCTACGGGGCTCAAGATATTTATCTAACAGGTAACCCACAAATTACCTTCTGGAAACTAGTATACAGACGCAATACAAATTTTGCAATAGAATCAATCGAACAAACATTCGCAGGTGCTGTTGATTTCGGTAACAGAGTTACTTGTTCCATTTCTAGGAATGGTGACTTGATTAGTAAAATGTATTTAGTTGCAACTTTGCCATCTTTGACTGTACAAGAAGCAGCTAGCCCTATAGGAACTCCAGGTGATGCAGCAGTATTAGAATATACTATTGGTAATTTAACAGCTGGTATTACTAATGTTATTGGTACTAATTCTGCACAATCTATGCATTCTGTAAGTGCTGCTTGGACTGAACATGTAGGTCATGCTTTGATTGATGAAGTTATCGTTGAGATTGGAGGTCAATTAATTGATAAACATTATGGAGTCTGGCTTGAAATTTGGAACGAACTTACCTTGTCTTCTGAAAAAGAAGAAGGTATGGATGAACTTATTGGTCCAAAGAAAAGACATCAATTACCAATGTCTGCTAAAAATGAAAGAATTATTCATGTTCCTCTTCAGTTTTGGTTTAATCGTAATCCAGGATTAGCTTTACCTCTAATTGCTTTACAATATCATGAAGTTAAAATTATTATTCAACTTAAAGAACTAAATCAGTTGTGTACCATTGTTTTAGACGGTAGAGGAGTACAAGGAGATTGTAGATCAGATTGGGTTCTTGATACTGATAATGTATTGTCAAAATTCCCTAGTTCTTTTATGGGAGTAGATAATAAAAATACAGCATCAGGATGTAGAATTCAAGGAACAGGTGTTAGTGTAAAAACAAGTAAATCTCTTAAAAATTGTCAATTATGGGTAGACTATGTTTATTTAGACACAGAAGAAAGAAGAAGATTTGCTCAACAATCTCATGAATATCTTATTGAACAATTACAATTTAATGGTGCAACTAGTACCCCTAGTACAGCTACTACAGAAGTTACAGGAACTTACAGAATTAATTTTAATCATCCAGTAAAAGAATTAGTTTGGATTTATCAAGACAAAAATAGATGTTGTCCTACTGTAGCAAATATTACTAAAAATGCATGGTTTAATTTTGGTTGGAATGATCATAATTTAGTTTATCCTGGTTATCTTACTGATCCTGCAACTGCTAATGTTACAGGAAATAATAATTTAGCTGCTAATCCTTTTATTTTAGATTGTGTAGATGGAGCTGACATGCCTTTAGGAACATGTGGAACACCTAAAGATGGAAGAGTTCATGAATTCTTATCTAATAGTTACACTAATAAAATTCAACTTAATGGGCATGACCGTTTTGCACCAAGACCAGGTAGTTACTTTAGGTGTGTACAACCTTATCAACATCACTCAAGAGTTCCTGAAAGTCAAATTTATAATTACAGTTTTAGTCTTCGTCCAGAAGAACATCAACCAAGTGGTACATGTAATTTTTCAAGAATTGATAATGCTCAATTACAATATTCATTACAACCTATGGTTTTACCAGCAGATGCTGAAAAAGGTTTAAGTCCTAATAATGAAAGTTATGCACCAACTCTTAATTTAATGATGTTTGCAACTAATTATAATGTACTTAGAGTTATGAGCGGTATGGGAGGTTTAGCATATTCCAATTAATTTAATAATTAAAAATTTTCTATAGGAAATAATATTTCTCGCAGAAGATTTTTATTTTTTTTGTTGACTATTACTAAATGGGTGGTGGTATGATGCAATTAGTTGCTTACGGAAAGCAAGATATATATTTAACAAGTAAACCAGAAATAACTTTTTGGAAATCAGTATACAGAAGGTGTACTAATTTTGCTATTGAATCTATTGTTCAAGATTATAGAATAACTCCAGGATATGGTAAAGAAACTAATTTTGTTCTTACTAGGGACGGTGATTTGATAAATAAAATGTATCTTACTTTAACATTACCAGCTCTTACTCTTAACGGTAATACAAGTACTAATGACTCTGTTGTATTAACATTTAACCATTCTAAGTTAGCTGATGGATTAGCTCAGATTAATGATGGTAATGGTAAAACTTATTTTACAGCTGCTTGGACTGAACATGTTGGTCATGCACTTATTGACGAAGTAAGTATTTTAATAGGGGGACAACTTATTGATAAACATTATGGACTTTGGATGGAAATATGGAATGAACTTACGGTCCCTGAAAGTAAAAAAAAGGGATATGAAAATATGATTGGTTATAGAAATAGAAAAGAACTTCCTTATGGAGCTGTAACTAAAAGAAAATTACAAATACCTCTTAACTTTTGGTTTAATCGTAATCCTGGATTAGCACTACCTTTAGTTGCTTTACAATATCATGAAATAAAAATTAATGTTAAATTTAGAGAATTTACTGCTTTACCTATAGTAGTTATTAACCGTTCCGATACAGGAAATAAAATTTCTAATAGAATAGATCTAAATTATGTACAAGGTCTAAGGGCACAATTTAAAGATAACCATAGACCTAGTATTGTAGGAAATTTTACTCCTAAAATGCAAGACCTTAAATTATGGGTTGATTATATATATCTTGATACCCCAGAAAGAAGAAATTTTGCTATGAATGAACATGAATATCTCATTGAACAACTTCAATATAAAGGGATGGAAGATACTTTACAATTAGAAGCTGCTAATGAAGTTGGTAATTTTCTGAAATTAAGATATAATCACCCAGTTAAAGAAATAATTTGGTGTTTACAAGACCCTATTGCAAAATGTCCTCAGAAATCTAATGGTATTTACGACATGTCAAAAAATTCTTGGTTCAACTTTGGACATAACAAAGACGATATTGTAAGATTTTTAGGAGATAATGCAAATAGTATTACTATTAATGGTATAAGTAGTGCTGATATGCCTTTGGGTACATGCGGGACAAATACAGATGGTAAAGAACATGAATGGATTAGTAGAGAAGACAAAAATGGAATACAAATTAATGGCCAGAACA